NTTGGAATTCGCCGCGCTCGTCACCGGTCTGCCCTTGTCGATCACGCCGGATGACAAGGTCACCATATCGGTCACCCTGAAAATCACAGGCGAGGTCACGCTAAGCACATAAGCAAAGGAGGAACAAAAAGATGAAGATCTTAACCAAAGATCAAATCCTCCAAGCGAAGGATATTCGCATGGAGGAAGTGGAAGTCCCCGAATGGGATGGCGGAACTGTTATTGTAAAGACCATGACCGGGGTGGAGAGAGACCAATTCGAAGCCTCGATTGTCTCCGAACCGGGTCAACGGGACATGCGTAACCTGCGAGCCAAGATAGTGGCTCTCTCTGTTGTCGACGAGAATGGCAATCGCCTATTCTCGTTTGAGGATGCGGTGGAGCTGGGAGAGAAATCTGCTCGTGCCCTGAATCGGATATTCTCGGTTGCGCAGCGGCTATCCGGATTCACGCCGCAGGACGTCGAGGAATTGAGAAAAAACTCCTCCGCCGGCCAGGACGAAAGTTCGTCTTCCGGTTAGCCTTGGCTTTGGGCTATCCCCACCCGGACTATTTACTTCGGCTTCTGGACAGCCGGCAGATATCAGAGTGGATGGCGTATTATGCGATTGAGCCTTTCGGTCAATATCCCGAATATCTTCGGGCCGGGATCGTTGCGGCGACCATTGCCAATGTTCATCAGGGGAAGAGAGGCCGTAGGTTCACGGTCGAGGACTTTATGCCGAAGGAGCCGAGCATTTCGAAGCCTAAGAAACAATCCGTCGCTGAAATGAAAGCAATCATGCAGCAGATTGCAGGTTGGGCCAAAAAGAAGAAACTGACCAAAAAAGGATGAACAAATGGCGAACATAGGAACGCTAACAGCCCATATCGGTATAGACAACATGGGATTGCAGAGAGGTCTGACCCAAGCGCAGGGGCGGTTCTCCCAATTCTCCGCCGGCGCCATGAAGAGCATAGCTAAGATCAGTGGTGCCTTCGCCGCTTTGGGCTTAGCTGTCGGCGGACTGGCGGTCTTCAGGAGCATGACTAAAACCGGGATTGATTTCGAGCAGACCATGACAACGGTGGCAGGGGTTATGCGAGCGACAGCAGATGAGTCAAAGAGACTTACTGCGGCGGCTCGCAAGATGGGGGAGACGACCGAATGGTCGGCCTCCCAGGCTGGCGACGCGTTGCAATTCTTGGGAATGGCTGGGTTTGAGGCGAACAAGGCTATAAAAGCTCTGCCCGGCACGTTGGATCTGGCGACTGCCGGACAGATCGAACTCGGTCGGGCAGCCGACATCGCTACCAACGCCCTGACCGCCATGGGACTGGAGGTGGAGGAGCTTGAGCGTGTCAACGATGTCTTCGTCGGCACCATCACCCGCTCAAATACGAATATGGAAATGATGGCAGAGTCGTTCAAGTATGCGGCGCCGGTGGCCAGAGCCTATGGGTACACCATCGAGGAGCTGTCCGGATTGATCGGGATGCTGGGCAACGCCGGAATTCAGGGCTCTATGGCGGGGACCCAGCTGGCGATGGCGATTCAGAAAACCAACGATGTGGCTAAGGATTTTGGTCTCCCAGGCGGAAACTTCGTCGACGTGCTTGAACAACTGCGGGAGAAAGGATATAGTTCGGCGGAGGTAATAAAGGCGTTCGGCCTTCGAGCCGGTCGGGCTGCTGGGGTTCTCTATGAGGCGACCGACGCAACTAGGGAATTTCAGGGAACCTTGGCTAATGTCTCAGGGGAGGCGGGACGTCTTGCCGACAAGATGCGGAGCACGGTCGGTGCTTCCTTCAAGGAACTGAAGTCGGTGATCGAATCTCTGGCGTTAGACGTGTTTGAAACTTACAGGGATGAATTGAAGGGGCTGGTTGTTGACACAACTGCTTGGATTCGTGAGCACAAAGACGAGATCGTCGCCTTCGTCGGTGGCATTAAGACTGCCTTTGTGGGCATCATAGAAACGATAACCGGAGTTGCCCGTGCTCTGAGCAATCTTGGGATGGGTTTCACCGACTTCTTCAAGGCCGTCAAGGACGGCGCGGCTAGCACAGCCGACTCGGTCGCAGAATCGGGAGAGAGAATACGTGGAGCCCTAAGCCCCCCGGAACTGACGCCATGGCAAAAATTCTGGGAAGCACTTAAGAGCGGCTGGATGGCTGTCGGTGAGGTAATGTTTTTCGTTCTTCGTGCAGTTGAGAGTCTTATCGTTGGAGTTCTCAATACTGGAATTGAAATTCTGGGGATGCTGAAGGAAATCCACGATCGGGCGTGGGCTCTGGACTTCAAGGGGATGTGGAAGGAACTCACCGAGCCGGACCTTAAGTCCCCGAGGGTCCTGTTCAAGGCTTGGACGGACGAATGGAATGACATGATGAGGGAACTGGCCCTCCCCGACTGGATGAAAAAGATTGGCGCCCGCCCCGGCGCCGCAACCGGCTTCGTCGGGCCACGAGAGACCTTCGGACCGTGGCCCACGGTTGAAGGGGCTCCAGCTCCACCCCCACCGCCTCCGTCACCTGTAATCACCATAGAGCCACCTGTGATTACGGGAAAATTTGAGTGGCTGTCAGATTACATAGACAGACTGAAGGACATGGTGGCAGAATACAAGACGATCCAGCAGAACCGATATGACTGGCTCTACGAGCATGAGAAGATTAGCTCTGACGAATATCTGGCTTTTCTGGAGCACAGACTAAGTGGAGAGACAGAATATTCAAATGCCTGGATGGCCATACAAAATCAAATAGAAAGCGTGAAAGATGGCGTGGTTGAAGCAGACAAGGCAAGATGGGCAGAGCAAATCGCCGCCCAAGAAGAAGCCTTGGACATGCTCTTGGTCGGCTACGATACCTTCTGGCAGTCCTTGCTTGAGCTTGACATGACTGGCGCCGAGAGGCGGAAGGCTATCTTTGAGTCAATCGCGCGGGCATTCATGGATTATACCGCCCAGATGACAAAGGACTGGATTAAAAATGCACTCCTGCAAAAAACGGTTACCGAGGGGGCAGAGAAATCAAAGCTCGCCGCAGTCGCCGCTGGTGCGATGGGAAGAATAGCCTGGGCGGCAAAAGAGGGTGCGGCGGCCATAGCGTCGGCGGCAAAGTCGATCTACAGTGCAGTAGCGAAGATATTTGAAGCTCATGCTTGGATACCATTTGCTGGTGTCGCCATAGCCGCCGGATTCGTCGGTGCCATGATGGCGACGTTGGGTGCATTCAAAAAATTCCATCAGGGAGGGCTCGTTGGGGACGAGGTGATAGGGATTATGAAGAAGAGAGAGTATGTTCTTGACGAACCGACCGTGCAAGCAGTAGGCGTCCCCGCTCTGGATTACCTAACCAGAACGCACAGGTTCCCCGAAAGTGGCGGGGGAGGCCCCTCGATTGTGGTGGGGGACGTGACTATCGGACAGACCGGCACTCCCAAAGACTATTTCCTGCTCGATGACTTCAAGGACGTCTTGGTCGAGGTAATAGAGGAGAAACTGAAAAACAGGGAGTTGGTGTTGTAATGGCTATTCCAAAATTGATACATTATAGTGATAATAGCTATGTCACGGGGCAAGGGACTCTGTTTGAGGGTTTTGAGACTTTCAGCGATTGGACTAAGACTTCCGGGGATTCAATCGAAGCCGATTCGATAAAAACAAGAGAAGGAGTTCTGAGCCTGAAATTAAACTCCGTAAATGGTGCTGGCACATCAGCAGACAAGATTATCAGTAAAGACCTTTCAGCGGCAACGAATTTTATAGTGTGGATATACCTCCACGGCCAACCTATCTTCGATCTTCACGATATCGGCACATTAAATGAATGTATAATTCGTGTCAGTTCTGTTGCCGATTGGAGCAAATGGTTTTCAGTGACATTGCCTGGAATTTATTTTAAGGCAGGCTGGAATCGGATGGTTGTGGCAAAGGAGCAATTTAGCGTGTATGGTGCGGAGAGCTGGTCAAATACGATGATCCGGCTGCGAGTAAATTGTAGCGCAAAAGCTGGTGAAAATGTCAGTGTTAGTTTTGACGATCTTCGGTATAATCATGCGGGGAAGGCAAAATGTATAATTACGTTTGATGATAATTATGCCAATGTTTATGATAATGCAAAACCGAGGATGGATACTAATGGGCAGGCTGGAGTAGAATTTATTGTGACTGATTGGGTTGGCGGCGAGGAAAAATTAACCAAGGCGCAGATGATAACCATGCAAGATGATGGTTGGGATATTTCGAATCATGGCAAAGAACATCTTCGTCTTACCGACGTTTCGCAACAAGAGATGGAGGAAGATATTGATAATGGTTATGATTGGCTGGTCGACAATGGGTTCAGCAAAGGCGCCAAATTTTTCGCTTATCCCTATGGCGCATTTAATCCAGCTATCATAACAAAAGTTAAGGAACGTCATAGGATGGCTCGCGCCATTATTGGCTCTTATTGGGAATTTGTTGGCAATTTTCAACCACATTTCAATCTGAATGATAATGATGATATAGAATTTTTGGTGAAGGTAATGATTCTTGATCTTCCAGTTGACCCTCCAGTAATAGAAAATTGGATAGACAAAACCATCATCCAGAAAGGATTATTGATTTTTGTATTACATGCAGTGGGTCCGGTGGAGGGTAAAGCCGCCTTTGAAACGATCAGCGATTACCTGAAAACCAAAGAAGATGCAGGGCTGATCAATGTCATCACGTTCAGTGACTACTACGACCAGTTCATGCCATCCACTTTGACTTCGGTCGTCTATCTGGAGCATGGCGCCGTCGTCCCGTATCCGATCACACACGAGCCGAGCGAAAGCGTGAATCGAGCGGAAGATAGGCGGATAAAAGTCTATAAGCATCCGTTGGCTGGGGACAGAAAAAGAATATGGCGGATCAAATGCATCATCGACAACTCGGGGGACTCCGGCTACAAGTGGAGGGATTTGGAATACTTCTACTGGAAGGTCGTCGAGGGAGCGAAGCGCCGATGCGTCTTCGTCGATGCGAACAGCATTCAATACGTCGTCCGCATAATCGGCTTTACGCCGAAAGCAACCGGACTGAATAACAAACATGAAGTCACGATGATCTTGGAGGAGGATTACACCTGATGAAGACTTTGCCGGATGCCATAATCGCAGGGATGGATGGGGACTCCGGACGGGTCATCTTGGTTCGGATCATCCCAGGATCGGGGGACACTTGGGGTGATCTGCTCTGGGCTACGAGAGATATAACTATCCTCGATTGGGAGAGCGGAGGTTCATCAAAGAGCTTTGCGGGAAATATGCTGGCTGAAGGCAAATTGGGAACCATCAAACAATCGGTTGACATAGAACAAGGCGGAAATGTGGCGAAGGTTAGCGGTCTGACTTTGCAGATCCTCAATCCTGAATACAATGGGACGGATCGTTTCGATCAGAGCTTTGTCGGCAATCTGGAGAACAGAGAAGTGGAGATCCGCCTCGCCTTCTGGACGGGCTCAAATCCCGCTTGGAGCGATACCTTGCTTTTATACAAAGGCGTGGTGGAAGATATGGATTATGATTATGGAATTTACAAAATCAAAGTTCAGGATGCTGGATTCAAGAGGCATAAAGACATTCCGGATTTGATTATCGACAAAGATACCTATCCTGAGGCGCCGGAAGAAAATATCGGCAAGACTATTCCCTTGTTATATGGAACCGTATCAGGCGGAGTCTTTCAGTTAGGCACGGCTTTCTATCCGCCAGCGATCTGTATAAATAAAAACAAATATATTTTTGCCGTTTCCCGGAATAAGGCTGGTATGATACACACCGAATATCAGGAAGTTTATTGCGATGATGCGGATTGCTTTGCCGCACTGATAAAGGCTGGCGCTGGGGCGAGCTTTACAACCAACAAGGCACGTCCATCCACTTTTCAATTTTCGTTATCAAGCAGATATGATACCCAACACGCAACGCAGCTTGGCAGACAAGGCGATAAGACTTTGCCTACGACACTGGATTATAGGAATGCGGTTGATACTGATGCCAGCAGTTATTTCACATTAGGGGCCAGC